ATCAAGCTGTGAGCCCGCTATTGACTGAGGATGGAAAACCTTCTATGAGGAGGTTTATGAATCCTATTGTTGATAAAGCTTGGGCACCAGCTGTGTCTTTGAATAATGACACTGCGATGATTGAAGGCAGGATTGATTCAGTCGCTCCTCGTGCGACCCCTATTAAACCTTTTTACTCACAGATGTGTTTTAATGAGTTTGTTGAGTTGGTTGTAGGTGAACATCGGAACACTTTGCACCCTGTGTCATTTGATGTTGTGAATGAACGTCAACCGAGACCCTCTCAGAGGTCTCTCTTTCGTAGAGCCATAGATTGGCTGGGTTTGGGACAGTATGTTATTAGTTCTTTCCAAAAGAAAGAGGCCTATAACAAAATAGCACCACCTAGGAATATATCTACGGTTCCGACAGATCAGAAGATTAGAATGAGCTCCTTTACTTACAGCTTTTATGACAATTTTCTATCCAAGCAGGAGTGGTATGCTTTTGGCAAGCCCCCTAAGGAATTGGTCATGGCTGTTAGGAGAGTTGTAGAGGCATTCGAATCTGTTGATGGTTCAGATATTTCACGACTGGATGGTTCAGTTAATCAGCTCCTTGGTGATGTGTATTCAGCCATTATGCTAGGTATGTTTGATGTATCGTATCTGGTGGAATTGGCGGAATTGCTCGAATCGGCGAGATACGCCGATGGCTATACCTCCCAGAATGTCAAGTATAACACTGGGACATCTACCCCCAGCGGAGATCCCATAACTGCTGGTAGGAACACAATTATTTTAGCTTTTTGCTATTATTGTGTCTTGAGATCAATGGGTTTTAGTCCATCTGAAGCGTATAAGAAATTAGGTTTGTTTGGCGGAGACGATGGCCTTCAAGGAGGAGTCACTGCTGTTAAGGTTGAAGAAGTGTTCAAAGATTTGGACTTGTTAGTTAAAAGAGACACCTTTTTAAAGGGTCAGCCAGTCAAGTTTCTAGGTAGGGTTTTCCTGGATCCTTGGACCACTGACACATGTTTCGCTGACGTTCCAAGACAGCTGGGTAAGTTACATTTGACGGGATCCAATGCTTTGATAGTTTCTGACCACGTTGTCATGAGGCGAAAGGCAGAGGCTTTCCTTGTTACTGACCCGAACACGCCCTTACTGAGTGAGTGGGCCAAATTCGTCATGCGCATGACCGGACCGGCTGAGGATGTGCCAAAGGAGGCAACTAGATATGATATCTCTTGGTTCTCCATTTATGTTGAGAACTTTCAACCTATTTCTGAATCTCAGATGGATGCTGCTTTGGATTATGTGTGTCATGAGCTGGGGATAACCGTTGAGGTCCTCAAAGCTTATTGTATATATTTGCACACCAACCCAAATCCGTTCAGGTTGAAATTGTTGGTTGAACAAGAGTTCATTTCTGAAATCCCAGTCATGGTCGCCGGGAATGTTGAAGGAGCCACCAAATCTGGTCCGAAGAAGAGTGGTACGCCTTTGGATAAGGGTCAAATCCGAAGGCGAACTGTGGCCGAGGTCCTAGCTGATTTGGGGCCAACTGGTGGTGAG